ACAAACCAACCTCCGGATTTGTTGCAGAAACAGAACACTTCTCCCCTGCAGGTGTCTAAAAAACGTGCTCCCATTCGTTCGCTTACGATGGGAGCACTTACAACACAAAAACTAAACTAGACATGTCTGCAAATTTTAAGCCTATCTTTTTAAATATCAACAAGTTATTAGTAGTGCTTTTTGCCTTCCGACAAGAGCACGGAAATGTAATTATTTATGTACTATCCTGCCTTTTCATATCATAAAAGTTAAAAATTAATCCATTATTCTTATAATTGTCGCACAATTTTACCGTTCATTTTTTTTATTTACCAATCAAACTTTTCATCTGACCATTAGTAATTGCATATAGAGTGTCCAAGTTGTGATGATGAATGATTGTGATGTTGAACTGGATGCTTTAAAGCCCTCAGTTAAGAGGGCTTTTTATTTTGTGATATACCTTGATATAAAATTCCAATTAACTCAGCTTTATTATCATATACAATTCTTTTACAAGAATCTAAATTGTTTTCTCTATAATGGTCTATCCATATAGCATTTTTATCTTGTAATTCATTCAATACCCCATCCACCTCATTAGCCAACGATGAATTATACGATTGAACAACAGTAACAAAACTATTAAAAAATCTTGTTTTTATATTCTGAAGTTTTCTTATCGATTTTGCTTTTTCCAAAATAATATTTCTATAATTATTCCGTTTCAAACGCTTTATTTCATGTTCCAATTCTTGTGAAGTTTCTTCATAGAATTTATTAATATCGTTCAAATTAGGCTGAACAATAACTGTCAGATACCAATTTTTTTTTATATTTTCTTTCTTATCTTTATTTGACTTACATGTTTGTATTATAAAAATAATTAAAGTTATTATTAAAGTTATAGTTGCTATAAAATTTGCATATGAATCTTTACCAATATACCTGTCACATATATCAATAAAAGAATCTTTCTTCACTTCTGTAAAAACACTATCTATTGGTATAAATGCAAACGTTTTAGTGCTCACAGAATCAGTGTTAAAGATTGTGAAAGTATTATCATCCATAATTATTTTTGCTTTCTAAAATACTCATTAGCTGCTTGTCTTTCACAATCCTCTATATCCTCTTCCAATAAAGCAACCAATTCTCGATCTTGATCTGCAAATCTAATTTGGTACTTTTTCTTAAAATTATCAACACCTTTTAATGCTAATATACTATCATAAAAAAGTCCAAGATAGAAAGAAGGATTAAATGAAGTAGTCCCTTTGGGAATTTCTATAATAACATCCTCTTCTTTCTTATCTTCTTGAGATAAGTTTAAAGCAACTCTTACAGACTTTCCTTGAGGACGCCCTGTAAAAGTAGTACTATTATTACCTCGATGTGCTGCTGTAAGTTTTATGGTTTTCATTATTATTTATATTATGGTAATATTTCTTTAAAATATGTCTTATTTAAATATATTTTCACTTCCAAAAACGTACCAGGAAATTTTTGATGCGTATGTTTTAAATACTCCTTATCCGGCAAAAAATTAATATCATTATCCTTATTCAAGGATAGAAAAAAAGTATTTTCTTTTCTATATGGCTTTCTCTTATTGTCGCAATTTACAATTGTTTTACCAGATATAATATTTAAATGAGATTTATATTGGGGATTTTTTTCACCAAATGAACCTAGAGTAATAAATGCCCTTATAAAATTCATAGTGCCTCTCCCTCTACTTTCATCCTCATATTTTAATCTACTGATTCCCTCTTGTAAACAATATAAAGTATATAAATCATCTTTCGTGAAACAAATATCTCCTTTTTTCTCCATTAAAGCATAGTGCCTTATATACCATTCATTTATTTCCTTAATAGTATCCACATTTTTTTCTTTCGATTTAGACAACCCTTCAGCTATAGAAAAGCCTAAATTCAATATACCTAAATTCAATTCTATAATAGGCTCTCCATCAACAATTTCTTTATACGAGACCCCATTTACATACCATTCATTGTGGATACTATGATCTTCTGCATTATTTAAAATTTCAGACAAAAGTTTATCTATAACGTTTTCCCCTACCGGATTAAGAATAGCATTCGACTCCTTCAATGAATTATTTAGGAATTCTCTAATCTCTTTACAAGTAGCTCCTTTATTATTTTCTTTATAGGAAACCCTTTTAGCCCATCCTTTTTTTAAACCTAAATACAAAAATCCCTCCCCATCTTGAACATCCTTAACATCCTTTATGAGCCTAAAAACACGCAAACATTTATTTACCTTTATATGTTTAGACTCTTTATATCTTATAGACTTAGTTATATAATTATAATACTTCTCATTATACGCTCTCTTAACAATATTCAATTCCTTAAGCATTATATCAAGAAGCATGGCATTAGATATATCAACAGATTCACAATTTGTAAAATCTATTAATATCGAATTATCACTCAGCAAATATGAAGACAACAATAATTTAAAAAACGTAATACTATCATCACTATTGTTCTCAAAAGAAAAAAACTTTGGAACTACAATTGTTTCATTTATATATTGAGAGGATACAAACCCATTTTTCCGAAAGAAATTTATCAAATTAGTGAATACAAATATATTCATTCTTGGGAAAACACCTTTAGGAGCAACTTTTCTATTGTTCCTTTTTTGTTTTTTTCTACGCTCTTTGTAAATTTTATATTCAAGAAGTTGTTCCCTAAGCATATATGTGCTTTTTATCCGATTTTTCGTTCATTCTTAACCATTGCCAACTCAGTTTCCAAGCGCTTTACCTTTTCTTCAAGCAACTTTATTGTTTTATCTTTCTCGTTGAGTGCACCTTGTAGAGTCGCAATTGTATCTACAAGTCGGTTCATCCGTTCCATGTTAGAGTCAGGTATGATATTCCGTTCATGCTCTACATCCGAAAGTAACATAGTTCCTTTCCCGCGCAACAACCATTCTGAGGAAACATCTTCAAAAGTGGATAATATAGCATCAATAGTGGATAGACTAACTTCACTAGTACCTCCCAATTGCCTACTAAGAGTATTCTGCTTAATGTTACATTTAATAGCAAAAGCTCTATCAGTTAGCTTATAATAATTGATAATAGACTTAATTCTTTCAACCATACCAATACAATCAATAGTTAATATATCTAAATATGGATAACATACTCAAACAAATGATTGCAAATTATCCATCTATTGATTACTTTTGCAATACCAATTAATCAATAAACAAATATATGAATAATAGTTCACATATCCAATCGAATAGTAATAAAAGTTGCGCAAGAAAACGCGACTATAGGTTAGTTGTGGATGGCAAATATAACCGCAAAGCCATCATGCAGAGGGCATGGGCGTTCATGAAAGTTTATAAGGGATATACTTTGAAATCAGCCTTACGACAGGCTTGGATAGACGCCATTCTTGCCATGGAGGACTATAACTACTCACAGAACATCAAGCCCCGCCTGCCAAAATCAGGGCTCACGATGAAAAGCCTGTACGCCAACCCGACAGGTGACATGGCCAATGGATATGCAACCAGATAATTCAATCATACCAATCAAATATCAATCATCATGGAAGAAGAATTAAGAAAACAAATTGAAGAACTTGAAGCCCAAAACAAGGAGCTGAAATTTCAAAGCGACCAAAATGCAAAATTCTGGACTGAGGCAGAGAAAAGATGCAAAGTTCTTGAAGCTGCCCTTGAATCCATAGCAATTACAGCAGGCATCTTGAAAGATTCTCTTGTACAGAAGCCGTAACCTCACCGAAGTCAAACCAAACCACCGGCGGGCAACCGCCACCCGGCCTGCTCTTGGGTGGGCGACCGGGAACACACAGAGAAGAGTTCTTTGACATCTTGGAATTTAGGAGTTCGCAGATTTCCTCCTGCACAAACCGGACTACGGGAGTAAGCATAATCTGCCAACGACATAATGCTGTGAGTAAGGGTCAGACTCGTGTCGTTGTAAAAATAATCAGCTAGACCTGTAAGGGTCGTTGAAACATGGATTTCAATTTACGATATATAACAGGTGATGTAGCTCAGTCAGGTAGAGCGCATGGTTTCCATGAGGCCGGCGGTTCAAATCCGCCCGTCACTTCTAATTTTAAACAAACGGGAAGGATTATTATATGATATCAAAAAAGTCGTAGAGGATTATAATAAACAACCTTGGTATAGACGGATGGAACGCATATCTTATAAACCCAAAGAGTGATGTTCGACCAGTTTCAGGTATTTTCCCATAACCACTTAATTTTTTGATTAGACACCACAAAGTTAAGTAAATCTCCCGAAAAAGGCGTGATGCCGCCGACCGGATCGGCTCGGGAGAACTATTACTATAATTTTTTTCAATCATGACAGAAACAACAGAAAAAAAAGAAATCGTTCCGACACTCCGCAAAATGGCGGTCGGTGAATGTGAGGTATTCCCTTTAAGTCAGGCCAGATCAATCGGCAGCACGATTTATGGTGCCAATCTGGCTGTGGAACGTGCGAACGGATACAAATGGTCCGCGAAAACCAATATCGAAAAGAAAACGGTAACAGTAACCAGAACCCAGTGATATGATTTTTCTATGCAACAACAAGGTAAGGACAACTATGCTTATGGACAATACCGCTGATATCCTTCTGGATAACATCATGCGTGTGATGTCCGGAGAATATTTCGGACAGACAAAGGCAGCCGCAATAGTAGGCGGAAAGAAAAAACTGGAACGTCTGATCGAATCAGGCAAGATAGAGGCTGTCAAGCCGAGAAACTCGCAGAACGGAAAATGGTTCTGCAATGCCGCACAAGTACTAATGCATTGCAGGAATATGAGAAAGACTGGAAAAACCGGAAAAAAGAAACAAGAATGAAAAAAATACTATTCATTATGTGGATCAGCCTGCTGGCTGTTCCCACTCTGATGACTTTCACTCTGGATAATGAAGGTCATATAACTTATCTGAATGTGATCGGGCTGGTATATTCAATATGTACAGCTTTCCTTTGGGAAAGAATGATGCCCGGTTATATGGTCAGGTATATAAAGAAGTTGATCCGTGAGGATTGATCCTGGTTGCTTGTTATCAGCCCGGAAGCGTCCGGGCAAAGCGGATGTAGCTCAGTCAGGCAGAGCGCATGGTTTTCCGTGAGGTCGGCGGTTCGAGTCCGCCCGTCCGCACCAGTAGCCCGTGAGGGTGAACCTTTCAATCATATTGAATACTAATTAATCAATCAAGCCCGGAAGTGTCCGGGCGCATGGACGATTAGCTCAGAGGCAGAGCATCAGCTTCCCAAGCTGAGGGTCGCGGGTTCAAGTCCCGTATCGTCCACGATGCAATTGCATATTTTTACCTGAAGAGCGGGAGCCGTACCTACCCGTATAAACGTAGCCATGTTAGAGACTTCAAGGCAGTGAAGCAGAGAACAATTTGTTAGATAATAATTTAACCCAAAGCCGCTGGAAAGGACAGCGTGAGGTGGAAGCCCTCTTTTATATGTTATATTCTATATCTTCATTTATCCCGGTGTGTCCTGACCGACTATCCGGGAACAAAGCCCGTGAGGGTGAATTTCGAATCACATAAATGAAACTTAATGCGGGCCGCCTCACGGGATGGGGTGGCTATAACACGCATAAAACAACCGGGGTTCCCAAGAGTTCAGAAAACTGATCTTCGTCGGGGAGGGTTCGATACCCTCATGCGTGACGTCCGTGAGGATAATTGTATTTTTCATAATAATAGATTAAGATGAGAAAAGCCCACCGTACAGCGGTACGGTGGCAAAACGGAGAAATGGCGGAATAGGCAGACGCACCATTAGATGACAGGAAGGCCAACCTTGGATGTGGCGGACCTGGCAACTCATCCCGGTTCGAATCCGGGTTTCTCCACCATGAACCTGTGAAGGCCTGACTAGTAGTTTTGTCGCATTTATTTTATGTTTGTGATTTCGGTGCATGGTCTGTGAAGATAGTGCACCTTTTTACCGGTTTACAAACATGCTATTAGAATTATAAATTGTATCAGCATATTGGCTGATTGTATTATATACCCCAAAGAATCCCTCTTCGGGGCTGCTATCCAAGTTCATCATCAGGAACGGGAAGCTGGAGAGTAAAATTGTATTCTTTGGCTTTTCCATTCTCCTAATTCTTTGGGAAAATGGCGATAAAATGGCGAAGATTCTGTTTGCCAAACTTGTCAATAAAAGATAACTTTATAGATATAAACAACTAAAAGTCAAACCAATAAAATTAAATTATGGCTGCTAAAAAAGAAGAAAAAGCACAAGGAAGTCAAATCAGAACATTATTGGCTTCCGAGATTGAATGCAGAGTCGGCACGATGAAGCAGAACGGCTGTTCCCTCCTGCTCTATAAAGATGCCCGTGTTGATATGCGTATGCTGGATGAGGTCTATGGTCCAAACAACTGGCAGCGTAGCCACGAACTGATAAACGGAAACCTGTTCTGCACGATATCTGTCTGGGACACTGATAAAGGCGTATGGGTAAACAAACAGGATGTGGGTACGGAGTCCAATACCGAGAAGGAGAAAGGACAGGCGTCCGATGCCTTCAAACGCGCCGCTTTCAACTGGGGAATCGGTCGTGAGCTTTACACGGCTCCCTTCATCTGGATAACGTTGGATTCCTCGGAAGTATATGAAAAAACCGGCTACAATGGCTCCAAGAGTTTTGGAACAAATGCCAAGTTCAACGTACAGTCGATTGAATACAACCAGCAGCGTGAAATCTCCAAACTGGTGATTGTTGACGGCAGAGGTGACGTAAGATATGTTTTCGGTGAAGTGAAAGAGAAAGTGAAAGAACAGGCACCTGCCAGAACCGTGCCTAAAAATCCGGCACAGGCTCCTGCCGCTTTTACCGGTGCGCAACTGAAACAGGCAGTTGATGAGATGAATGCCTGCAAGTCACGGGCGCAGGTCCTGTCTGTCTGGAAAAGATACACAGTCATGCAGAACAATAACGAGTTTCGTAACGCCTGTATTGAAATGGGCAAAAAATATCCTGAAAAGAAATGATAAAATTAGTAAAGTCCCCTGTGGTTTTCAATGAAGAGAACCACACCTATTTTCTTGGAGAGAAACAGCTCCGGGGAATTACCGGTATGATCAGCCGGCAGTTGTTTCCCGACAAGTACAAAGGCGTTCCCGACCATGTGATGAGGCGTGCGGCCGACAAGGGCAGCCGCATCCATTCACAATGCGAATTTGTAGACTCGACAGGATTCGAGCCTGAAAGCATCGAGGCGGAGAACTATTTACGTGAGCGCATGAATGCCGGATATGACGCGCTGGCCAACGAATACACAGTATCCGATGAGGAGTACTTCGCATCCAACATCGACTGTGTATGGGAAAAGGAAGGTGAGATCAGCCTGGCGGATATCAAGACCACTTACCGGATAGACAAAGAATCCCTTAGCTGGCAGTTGTCCATATACGCATACCTCTTTGAGAGGCAGAATCCCGGACTGAAAGTCAGAAACCTGTACGGGGTCTGGCTCCGTGGAGACAAGTCCGAGCTTATTCCTGTTGAGCGCAGGTCTGATGAAGAAGTAATGCGCCTCATGGAATGCGAAGTGAAGGGTGAGAAATACCTTTCCACAGAAATAGCACCTGCCGGAAACCTGCAGTTGATGACTGCGGCGGCTGTACAAATGCTTATTGATATCCAGGAAGAGCTGGATTTTGCCAAGGGACAGAGCGAACAGATGAAGGAAGGACTGAAAAACGCCATGATAGAGAATGGGGTGAATGTATGGGATGCCGGACGACTGCGTGCTTCCGTCACTCCCGCCACAACAGGCAAGTCATTCGACACCAAGGCATTCCAGACTGACTATCCGGATTTGTATTCAAAGTATCTGAAATCTGTCGAAAAGAAAGCATCTATTCGTATAACCATAAGAAAGGAGAAAGAAAATGAGTGTGAATAAAGCAATCCTGTTAGGACATCTCGGAAAGGATCCCGATGTCAGATATCTTGAGGGCGGTGTCGCCGTCGGCCAGTTCTCTCTTGCCACGACCAAGCGCGCACAGACTTTGCCAAATGGCACACAAATTCCCGAACGTACCGAATGGCATAATATCGTAGTATGGCGTGGTATTGCCGAAACAGCCAAGAAATATCTTCATAAAGGGGATAAGGTATATGTCGAAGGCGAAATCAGAAGCCGGTCGTTTGAAGACAAGAACGGTGTCAGGCATACTGTCGTTGAGATATTTGCAGAAAGCATGGAGATGGTAACTGTCAAGCAGCAGACACAACATGCCAGTTCCGATGATGAGTTGCCCTGCTGATGGAAGCCACTATTATAAAGAAAGACGGTAAAGCAACTCTTGACAAACCGTTTGAGTTCATGCTAAGCCTGCTGAGAAATGGGGAATATACCCTCACCATCAAACGCAAGACCAAGCCCCGTACCCTCAACCAGAATGCCCTCATGTGGCAATGGTTCCGATGTATCGGGGCCTGTTTCAGGGAATACACAGGAGAGGAATATTGGAGTACCGCTGACGGTGTGCAGGACATACATGATCTCTACTGCAAGAAATTTCTGAGCAAACAGGTGACCATAGGTGGAAAGACCGAAACCATATCCCGTGGCACAAGCAAGCTGAATACCTTGGAAATGACAAACTTCATGGAAAGCGTGAAGGCTGATGTCAACAATGATTTTGGCATCATACTCCCCTTGCCTACCGATAAGTACTATTCCGCCTTTGTAGCCGAGTATGAAGGCAGATATTAATAATAACAAATTAAAATATAATTATGATTACAAACGATTATGAACCGGAGGAACTGCAGTTTGTCCTGCCGGAAGTTGTAAAAGACACATTCCCTCTTGAACTGACATTCGGAAATGCTGAAAACGAGAAGGAGATCATCAAGGCTGTCAACGAGCATTTCAATGTCATGTTCCCGGAGAATGAACTGGCAATGAGATATATGGATAATTTTGAAAAAGACGAGATCAGAAAGAAGTATTGTGAGCTCGTAGAGAAAGAACTGCCAAGTGCCGAGGCAGAACTGCTGAGTGCAAAGGAAGAGGCCAAACGACTGAAGGCGAACGCTGAGGAGGCTCTTAATTCGGTTAGCAGACAGATCAAGGATTATGCCGCCAAGGTGACGGAAGGCACAAAGGAAAAGAAGCTGCCGCCAACCAAGACATTCCGTATAGCCCTGAACGGCTACTACCTTTTTATTCGGTAATAAACGGCCGTGTTCTGCTGGTCAAGGCTGAAAAGATTTCATCTTACGACAAATCTTCCCTGTGGGCGCAGGAGGATAGAAACCGCACAGCCATGATGGAACTGTTCGGACTGGATTTTCCGGCAGTGGAGAAACCTGACGATGATGATTTTGACAACGAACATGACATGATTCCGGATGACAGCGACGACGAGCTAGGTAATGAAGATGATCTGAACGATGCATTGGGATGTGTTGATTCTGACGAAGAAGAAAACTGATGAGCAGGCTACGGCATAAGAAGGGACGCAAGTCGGCGTATGCGCTCTCCCTGACACGGAATCCATATTGGGAGAAGGTTGCAAGGGAAATACGTATCAGGGACGGACACAAATGCCGGCATTGTAACGCCCTCTATCCGCTGGAAGTACATCATATGCGCTATAAGGTGAACGGAATGTCCATAGTCGGTCATGAACTCGAACATCTGGACTGCCTTGTCACCTTATGCGCCTCTTGCCACGAAAAAGTTCATAAAGGAGTTATCAGACTATGAAATATCAATTACGAGATTATCAAAAAAAAGCCAGTGATGCCGCTGTAATGTGTTTTAAGATGAAGTCAGGAAGGAACGGTCTTTTGGTACTTCCGACAGGTGCGGGCAAATCACTCATCATAGCGGATATAGCAGCGAGGCTTGAGGAGCCTCTGATTGTATTCCAGCCTAATAAAGAAATATTGGAACAGAACTTTGCGAAGCTGCAAACATACGGAATTTGGGATTGCAGCATATATTCCGCGTCAGTGGGCCGGAAAGAGATCAGCCGCATCACATTCGCCACTATCGGCAGTGTCATCCGGCATATGAAGGACTTCCAGCATTTCAAGAACATTCTGATTGATGAATACCATCTTGTCAAGCCAAGCGATGGAATGTACAAGAGATTCTTCGAACAGGCTGAAAGAAGGATTGTAGGGCTTACCGCCACCCCATACCGGTTATATTCCTGCATGAACGGAAGTATGCTTAAGTTTCTCACCCGTACCCGTCCGCGTGTCTTCTCCCAGGTCCTGTATTATTGCCAGGTAAGCGAATTGCTTGCCAAAGGGTTTCTTTCCCGGTTGAAGTATTACGATGTCACGAGAATTGACCTGACCAAAGTGAGGAGAAACTCTTCCGGAGCTGATTTTGACGACGCAAGCCTGTCTGATGAATTCCGGCGTGTGGATCTGTACGGCTATCTCATCTCCATAGTGAAACGATTGCTTCATCCCAAAGTCGGGGGAGCACGTAAAGGCATGCTTGTTTTCACCCAGTTCACCGCCGAGGCTGAAATGCTTGCACGGGAGATTCCTGACAGCGCCGTTGTAAGCGCGGATACCACCAAATCTGACCGTGAGAGAATACTTGCCGAATTCAAAGCCGGGAAAATAAAAGTTGTAGCCAATGTCGGCGTGCTTACCACAGGGTTTGACTATCCAGAACTTGACACCGTCGTGCTTTGCAGACCTACCATGTCACTCTCACTGTATTATCAGATGGTCGGACGTGTCATTCGTCCTTGCCCCGGCAAGAACGGCTGGGTCATAGACTTATGTGGCAATATCAGGACATTCGGGAAAGTCGAGGATTTAAGGGTAGAACAACCGGAAAAGGACAAGTGGTGCATCAAGAGCAATGGCAAACAATTAACTAACGTAATATTATAATCATGTATATCATAAGAGGACAAATACCATCAAAAAGCAATTGTTATAAGATTGTTTCTCATTTTGACCCCAAGACCCGAAAGACACATTCCTCGCTTGCAAAACAGGAAGTGCTCAAGGAATACGAAAAGAACTTTTATATCCAATGCCCCGAACGGGGACGGATGATTGAGGGATATTTCAGACTGAGGGCAAAAGTCTATTATAACAGCAAACGGCCGGATTTGGACAACTCACTGAAGATACTGCTTGACTGTCTGCAAATGACGGGAACAATCAAAAACGACCGTCAGTGCGTGTACATAGAGATTGAAAAATTCGTTGACCGGAAAGAACCGCGTGTCGAGTATGAAATAACCCCGGTTGAATTCGGGTAAAGGAAACGCCTATGGCAAGACCTAATAAAATGGGATTGGATTATTTCCCTTTTGACGTTGATTTCTTTAATGATGAGAAGATTGTAGCCATATCCGGGGAATTCGGGATTAAAGGAGAAATTGTTGTAATCAAGCTGCTTTGTGCGATATACCGAAATGGATATTTCATATTGTGGAATGATCTGCTGAAATTCAAACTCCTTAGAGACCTGCCCGGAGTGTCTTCTGAATTGCTCGACAGCATAATGAACCGTTTAGTCTTATGGGGCTTCTTTGACAAAGACCTGTTTGATTCGATGGGAGTTCTTACCAGTGCGGGCATCCAAAAGCGATATTTCAAAATATCTAAAAGGCGTAAATCTGTGGATGATTTTAGATACTTATTAATCAAAGTTAGCGGTTGCGAAAACAAGGAAGTTTTTTCTTCCGACGATGGAGATGTATCGAGCGATACAGTTAATGTTTGCAATGGCGGGGTTAATGTATGCAATAACCCTTTTACTGCCGACATTAATGTATGCAAAAACACCACAAAGAAAAGGAAAGGAAATAATAAAGAAATCTCTCTATCGAGAGATAAAGAAAATCTTCCCCCTCCCGAAATTTTAGGCAAAGAATTAGACGAATGCTATGAGGAATTGTCAAGGGACATGAGTTGGAGTGAAATCGTAACGATGAATACACGTAATTCCGGTTACAAGGATTTTACGGTAGATATGTTCAAAACGTATTTAAAACATTTTTTCGAGAAACTTCAAAACGAGGGAGAGGTAAGGAAAGCACCAAAGGATGCGAAATCACACTTTGCTAGATGGCTGAAAATTGAGCTTGAAAAACAACGAAACAATGGGAACAATAGGAGCTGTTATACAAGCAAGCAGGAAGCTAACGCCTACGCTCTTAGCTTGCTACAACAACATAAGCGAGACCTCGAAGAAGGCTTGGCTGACCAAATGGAAAGACCGTTCTGAGGTTGAAAGAGTATTTTCACCAACTCAATGGGGATATACCCTTCAGAATCCGGAAAAGGCTTATATGGCAGACTGTCCCTCGCTGATGCAGTATGATGCGCTTTACGGCCATGGTTCCTCCGAATATTGGATTGACATACAGGTGTCTGGCATATTCGGGGCTTCCAACAGCAAGGAAAAGGGAGTTGCTGATGGAATAAGAATCTTCTGCCAGTCCTTTGCCTCACAGGTTAAGGCTTACAAACTTTCTGAGTTGATGTTGTTTTTCGCACGCTACAAAGCTGGAAAGTATGATAATTCATTCGCCTCTTTCGATGCCAGAAGAATTGGCAATGCCTTTTTCAAGGAGTTCAGGTCAGAAAGGAATTATGAGCTGGACGCTATAAACCGAAAGAGAATCCAGAATGAGATAGAGAACAGAAGATTCACTCCACCCGAAGGATATTCTTCTTTGAGCTGGTACAACGAACTAAAACGCCGTGCGGAATCCGGTGATGCAGAATCCAAGCAAATAATAGATTTATGGAAAAAATCAGAATAAAGTGGAGCTCCAAAGGCATGAAAAGACGTAAAGAGATATGTGAACGTTTCGGTTTCAGCTCATATCTTACCCTGAATCATGAATCTGAGGTGTATGTCAGAGCTGAGGACCTGCCTGTCTTTAACGAGACTGTACGGCGTGGTTTTCTGACCGTTTTACCCTCTGGTAAAAAGGCGTAAAAATGGCGAAGTTTCTGTTTGTAAAACTTGTTCTCAACGTTTATCTTTATTGATATAACAAACTAAAAGTCAAACCAATACATTAAAACTATGGATATTAAAAACATTCTGATTAACAAAATCAGTCCTTCTCCGATAAATCCGAGAAAGAGCTTTGATGGAGCCACCTGTCCGGATGAGAAAAGCGGCGATGTTATCAACATTAACGATGCTTATAAGATGAAAAGCATGATTCCATTTTTGACAAACAACTAACGACCATGGCAAGTAATGAAAGTTTCAAACAGGCAATCAAAGCCTATCTGGACAAACGGGCGGAAGAAGATTCACTGTTCGCCCCCAAATATGCGAATGAGAAGAAAAGTATTGATGAATGCTGTAGTTATATCATGGGTGAAGCCAGGAAGCGTGGTAACGCCATAGCGATTTCAGACGAGGAGGTCTACGGGATGGCAGTGCACTACTATGATGAGGACGATATCAAAATAAACCGGCTGCCTGCCGGAGAGAAAACGTCCGTATCATCCTCCGCCAAACCTGTGGAACTCACCGAAGAAGATAAGAAAGTGGCACGTGACAAAGCAATCGCACGGCTGGCGGAAGAACAATACCAGACACTCAGGAAGAAAAACGTCCGAAAGAAAGCGGATGATAATGTCCAACAAATGAGCCTGTTCTAATCATGAAACCGAGAACGAAACTTGAGAAACGTGTAACCGGACTAAGCGGCAAACTGTCCGCCGTTAACGAAGTACAAAAAGAATGGGCGAAAGAACATATATTCACCCACGAAGCATATAGGTGCAAGGATGAGCTATGGTGTTCCGAGTGCGGCAGAACATGGATAGACACAAGCAATAGCGAGATGGGAACCACCCTGCTCAGTGATACGACCGAATGCCCGTACTGCCACCACAAACTGGACGTAAAGATCAGCCGGAAACGAAAAGTCGAGGAAGAAAAATATATGTCCATCTTGCAGACCGCCGGAGAGTTCCAGATCATAAGACATATACTATGCTGCAAGTACGTCAGAAAAAGGAATTTTGATTTGAACAGCAGACAGGATTATATTCACTATACTTTCTTTGAAGTGGTTCAGGAATGGATCACCGTCGAGGGGAAACGCACCATCATGGCAAAACCGATGAATATGGGAAGCAGCGGATGGATATATTCGGAACCACTGAGCATAAAGGGTGAATACGGCAGTTACAGTTGGAATTATCGTGGAGACCTATATGCGATATGGGGATGGATATATCCAAGAAAGAAACTAATCCCGGAATTGAGAAAGCGGGGAATCGGGAAACGGTTCCCCGATGTACCCCCCTCAAAACTTGTACGAGACCTTCTGAAAGGTGGCAATGACGCGGAATTATGTATCAAGACCGGGCAGACGGATATGTTGAAGCACATGTACAAAACGGGCTATTACCAACTCCGATATAAACCGTATTTCAACATCTGCAACCGCAACCGTTATATAATCAGAGATGCAAGCATGTGGAATGACTATATAAGCCTGCTGTCCTATTTCCACAAGGATCTGCATAACGCCAAATACGTATGTCCCAAAAATTTAAAAGCCGAGCACGACAGATTACTAAGAAAGAAAAATGAAATTGAGGCAAGGCAAAGAAGGGAAAGGGACAGAATAAAGGCTATCCAAAAAGAAAAGCAGCTCAAGGAGGATATAGCATCATTCTACAACCGGATGGAAAGATTCTTCGGCATGGAAATCAAAGGCGACGGCATAGTCATCCGTCCGCTTGAAAGCGTAACCCAGTTCTACAAGGAGGGCAAAGCCATGCACCATTGTGTATACGCCAACAGGTATTACAGACGCAGTGAATGCCTGATCATGACAGCCATAGTCGGAGAAAAACATGTGGAAACCATCGAAGTGAATCTTAAATCGTTTCAGATAGTACAGTCAAGAGCCGTATGCAACGGAACATCAGAGTATCATGACCGCATTATCCGGCTGGTGGAGAAGAACATGAGTTTAATCAAAAAAAGAATAGCATAATGAAAGATTATATAGAATTTTTAAAAGACAAGATGGCAATCAGCCATCAGACAGGATTTGAAGTTAAGGCTGATGAACTTACCCCGTACTTATATCCCCATGTGAAAGATACGGTACGTTGGGCTGTTTGCGGCGGTTGCAGGGCGATATTCTCCAGCTTCGGTATGCAGAAGACCGTAACCCAGTTAGAGATACTGCGGATAATCCTGAACCGCACAGGAGGCAAAGGGTTGATAGTTTGCCCCAAGCGTGTAGTAGTGGAGTTCCTGACACAGGCCGAAAAGCATCTGGGCATGAAAGTGACCTATGTACGTACTATGCAGGAGGTGAAGCAATGTCCGACCAATATCATGGTGACAAACTATGAGCGTGTCCGTGACGGCGAGGACGGAGTAAGAATAGAACCTTCTTACTTTACCGTTACCTCATTGGATGAAGCGAGCGTGTTACGTGGATTCGGAACCAAGACCTATCAGGAGTTTCTTCCTATGTTTGCAGAAGTTCCGTACAGGTTTGTTGCCACTGCC